CTGATGCTGTTGAAAGAATGACCACGCAAGAACTCAAGATTCTAGGTGAAGCCATGAAATCTGAGCTAAACGCCATCAAACGAGCAACTTCTAACCGATTGGGGAACTAATGGATAACCTACTAACATTACTTAAAAGCGTAGCACCAGCATTAGCGACTGCGGTTGGTGGGCCATTAGGCGGTGCTGCCGTAGCCATGATTGCTGACAAACTAGGTCTAGATGACAAAACTGTAGAAGGCGTGACCAAAGCCCTGATTGCTGATCCTGAAAAACTAAACAAGCTCAAAGAGATGGAATTGGAGTTTGCCAAGATTGATGCTCAAGACAGAGATTCTGCTCGTAAGCGTGAAGTAGAGATGGCGAAGTCAGATGTGCATTTCATCACTAAAAACATCGCTTCTATCCTAGCCCTTGGCACTTTGTCAGGCTCAATGATTATGACTGGCTTGATATTCTTTGTGGATTTCCCTGATAGCCAAGAAAACATCATTATTTTTGCTTTGGGATTCTTATCCAGTTCTGCAACTCAGGTCTTGTCTTACTACTTTGGATCAAGCCAAGGCTCTAAAGAAAAGACCGAAGAAATTAAAGGAATGATGAAAAAATGAACCTAAGCCCTAACTTTACCCTAGAAGAAGCAACATTTAGCGAAACTGCTGTGCGTTTAGGTATTCCTAACGAACCAAGCCCTGAACAACTTGAGAACATGAAGAAGGCAGCAGAAGGCATGGAAGCCATCAGAAAGCTCTTAGGCAAGCCAATCAGAGTTAACTCATGGTTACGCCTACCAGCCGTTAATCAAGCGATTGGTGGTGCTGCTAAATCAAGCCACATGGAAGGTTGGGCTATTGACTTTGTATGCCCTAGCTATGGTGATCCTTATGCCGTGGCTAAAGCCTTGAAAGATTCAGATATTCAGGTAGATCAAGTGATTCATGAGTTTGGTCGTTGGGTTCATGTATCGTTTGCACCTGAAATGCGTGGTCAATTCCTGACCATATTTAAGCCACAAAACAAGTATGTATCAGGAATCTTGACTGCTGAAGAATACGCAAAGACTGCTTAAAAGATTTCCCTTAGATCTACAAACTTCCATAGGTCTTTGGGAACATCATAGAAATATTCACCCCTAGATACTGCGGTGTTGGGTACTTCAATAAGTGGACACTCTTTAATCTTATTGGCCCTAATCCAGTACGCATGGGTATAGTCCTTAGTAACTACATACATAGTGGTTCTAGGATGATTGAATAGCTTTTCTTTGCGTTGAGCTATGTGGATGGTGTTGTAGGGGCAGAAGTTCATACCCCAATCCCTAACTTCTACTTCTGCATAGCCAATATGCTCACCATTCTTGGTCAATACTAGGTCAACTGCATACTTGTCAGGGTTAGGTTGAGCATCCACATACCAAAGGTTTTCTAGCCATGTGGCTACTGCTTCCCTAGCTGGTGGATCACATTGGTCATGCAATGCTTGGTCAAATTTCTTGTATTGCATCTTAATTAACCAAGTGAATAGCACCAAAGAATAGGATGTATATCCCAATCGCTACAAGTAGGCCCTGAATTAAATCTTTCATAGGCCACCTGTACGGATTACCCAAACAGTCAATGGGATAACAAAGAAACAAACACCTAAGAACAAACCTTTAAGAATCATCATGGTTACATCCTCTCAAAGATTTCTTGTTCAATGCCTCTGATAGATTTCTCTGAAAGCATCTCGTAAATGTTTTGACCATTGATGCAAGCGGTTTCTAATTGAACGCCCCCATCGTAACCAACTGAATAGTCGGCATCATCGTAATCGAACTCGCAGTCAAGTTCGCAATCCATGTAATTGATAGTGATATTCATTATTTGCCACCCCACTTTTTCACAAATCTTTTTAGTTTTGCATATTCACCTTTAGGCAAAGAGAACCCGATGTATTCGTTTTCATCTTCATCTTCAAGATCAATTTCGTGTTGTGCTCTAAATACAAGGTGGTCAATAGTGCCGTCTAGGTCATCTCTATTAACTGTTTGCAATTTAGCAAACTCTTTAAGTGCTTGTTCGTACATTTTGGTTTCCTTTTCTATCTCACTCCCCGATGGAGTAACTCCATTATACTTAAGTTATCTTAACAATGCAAGGTATTTTTATAGGGACTTACCCTAATATGTTGCGTAAAAACAACAGGGCAGTATTTGGCAGTTACTAGCAATGGGTCAGAAAGCCACAAAATTACCCAATTACTGCATCCTACTTTGGTGGCTTAACGCCCTTATAGGGTGGGTGATAGTCCCGTGAAGGAGTGTAAATTTTGTTTACCTACCACCCATGCTTCATTATATGCCGTTTTTAATCTGATAAACCCTTAACAAGTGTTGGAAACATTCCCAGCCATTCTTGAGTTTATCTTCTTGGACTTCAATCAATTTGACCTGATTGGTCTTGCCATTAACAAACACGATGGCACATCTTGCTGTAGGTACTCCAAGGCCCTCTCGGTAGGCAGCTAACTGCATCTCATGCTCAAAGTAAACATCTACCTTATCTAGATCAGTTTCTTTGGTTTTAAAGTCGACTATAAAGCCATCTACAGACATAAGATCGCATTTACCACCAAACCCCAAAGCATGAGCGAAGGATTTTTCACTCAACCATAATTGCTCACCAAACGCATCTTTTAATGCTTTATCAATAGAATCTAGATATGGTGGCTTTTCAGGCATATAAACCTGATCAAAGTAACCTTCAATGATTGCATGGATTGCTGTGCCTCGTTCCGCTGCTTCACGACCAGTAGCCTTGGAATCTTGCATTACACGAGCTAACCATTCTTGTTCAGGTTCATCAGGCAATCTAGGTAAGGTTAAGGCTGCCAATAATACCTGTTGTTGCTTCCATGTATCAAGACCTGCTTTGGATAACATTCCATTGATGGTTGTAACAGAAGGCAACAAGCCTAATTTACGAGCATCTCTAAGGGTGGTTGGTCTTTCACCAGTTTTGCCAACTGTTGTATAAGCTGGGCTACCATCCTTGGTATACCAATGACCACTTTCTTGTACTTTTTCTTTAACTATCATTTCTCACTCGCTTTCTTTAGTATTGCTCTAGCAAATAACATCAATCCCTCATCATAAGAATCCCAATAGGATAGATTTTCTCTACCTACTTGTTCTATCTCCTCATCACTTAACTCTCTTGGTGCGGTGTGTTTCTTTTTGCAAGTATCACATCCACATTTTTCATAAGCAATTCTTTGAGAGTCCCATATAGAAGATGCAACAGGTTTCATTTAAACAAACTCCTTAAAAGTATCTCTGCTTCAATCACAGTATTCCTGTGTTGTTTTTTTACAACAAAACTGCCATTAGGCATCCTTGCTTGCAAAAGTTCATACAGTCTATCTGCCAAATCTATAGGGTCTGTAATCATGGGATTAACCTTTGGCAAGAATAAGCAATGCCACCAATTCTAAATTTCTGCATCACAGCGCAGTCTTTATCGATAGATATACTGCTAAGACCACTACCAACAATGTTGCCAACCATAAATATAAAAAAGGCGAGCAACAGGTTTCTTTTGATTCGTTCATAAGTTGATTTGAGCATACACAATTCTTTCCTTGATTACACTCTGACAGCCATTCATCAGAGTTATTTTGTTTTTTTACTTTGTAGAAATCTCCATTGCCATCATATCCACAATAGTCTTTCATTAGACTTCCTTTATCGGATTAAATAGCCAATGAGCTGCATAGTCTGGTCTAGGTACAAACTTGGTATGAATAGCAGACTTGCTTCTAGATGGCTTGTTAGACTTAGCTCTGTATCTCTCGTTATATTCTTTCTGGCTTAGAGGAACTGGCTTAACTGCATCAGGCAAGTCACCAGTCATATAGTAGACTGTATAAGCGCCTATAGAAGTGCGGTCATACTTAGCAATATGAACCTTCTTCTTAAATCTTAGTTCTGTCAGATATTTAGATACTGATTTCATACCCATATTCACAGCATCCGCCATCTGGTGAATACTCATGGGTTCTTTAGACATTCTGTCTAGAAGATAAGTAATTCTTTCTTGTTTTTTATACTCTACTTTTTTCATATTAAACCTTTCAAAACTGGTGTTAGCGCATCTAGAGCTAACTATTTATCAGACCTAGTTGTAGAGCGCCTCACAGGACAGCAAGCAGAGTTCTATATGAATGATGCTATGCAATGGGGTACTGATACAGAACCTCAAGCAAGGATGGCTTATGAAGCATATAAAAATGTCTTGGTGGATGAAGAAGGTTTTATTGACCACCCTAGCATTTCTAATTTTGGTTGTAGCCCTGATGGTCTTGTTGGTGATAGTGGGCTTATTGAAATTAAATGCCCTAATTCTAAAACTCATATTGATACCTTACTTAGTGGCAAAGCACCTAGTAAATATATTCCTCAAATGCAAACACAGATGGCTGTGACAGGCAGAGCCTGGTGCGACTTTGTTTCATTTGACCCAAGACTTCCTGAAGATTTACAGTTATTTATTGTTCGAGTAGATCGAGATGATGAATACATTGCCAATCTTGAGAAAGAAGTGTCAGCTTTTCTTGCAGAAGTTGATGAAACAGTAACTAAACTAAAGGGTTTAAAAAATGGCAGTTAAAAAAGAATTAGTAGCAAAAGCTGGAACTTATACCAACAAAGAAGGTCAAGAAAAGACTCGCTACATCAAAACAGGTGTAGTCATGGAAACAGCTAAAGGAACTATGTATAAGATTGAAGCTTTACCTGTTCCTTTTGATGGTTGGTTATTTGAAAGAGATTTGCCTGTAAAAGATGGATTTGCAAAACCACAGGCAAATACAGAGTTAGCTGATGATTCAGTTCCATTTTAAGGAGAATATGATGAAAAAAGCATTATTTGTAGCAGCATTATTAGTATCTGTTAGCGCTATTGCTCAACAAGCAAATTGTTGGCAACAATATGGTTGCGGTGGTGGTGGTTGCCAATGGTAACTATTTGTAGATAATAAATTGGGCGAAAGCTGATATGGCAGTTAGTAGCCCATCTAATGCCTTGTAGCTCAGTAGGTAGAGCATCTGACTGTTAATCAGGTGGTCGCTGGTTCGAACCCAGCCGAGGCAGCCAACTAAGGGTTTATTTATGAGAAAAGATCAATTAGAAAAAAAGCAAAGACTAGAGCTTTTATTAAAAAAAATGTCTGTAGAACCATTAAACAGACACCAGATGGCTGATGCAATGAACATGAAATTGACAGTAGCCACAAGATATATCACTCAACTTCGATTTAAAAAACAGATTCATATTGCTAGATACGATCGGACTGATAAGGGTTCTTATGCTGTTTACTATATGACAGGCAACTTCCCAGATGTTGTAAAGCCACTTCCTCTTACTCAGAAAGAATACAATGACCGATACAAGCAAAAAGTTACCAAGACTTACAGAAAAACTAAATTTATTCCGCATCCTGACTATGCTGCATCATGGCTTTTCAACCCTATTAGGCATGATTAATATGCAAAAACTTCAAAGAAACATTTTGTTTACTTTTGTTATTTTTATGGTTGGCAATCTAGTCGGTAGTGGCATTGGTTATTTCTTCATTGCTGATGATTATGCAATCATGAGTAAGTTCAGGATTGGTCGGATTGCTTACTCTTGCCAAAGGTTAGCTCCATGATTATTGATCCTATTGATTTGGCAGATAGATTGGCAGAGCTTTTGAAAGCCAAGAATCAAAATGAAACTTATGTTGTAAGAAAACAACACAGAAGAACTGTTGTTGAAGCTGAAATACTTTTAAGGAGTTTGTTTAAATGAAACCTGTTGCATGGATAAATGATGAAAACATTGTCGCAGTTGGTGAATGTCCAAACGATTTTATTAACTCATGGAAACCACTTTACACCGCACCAAGAGAGTTAAGTGATGATGAAATAGCGGAAATTGAAAAGCAAGTTGATAAAGAATATGAAGAAAATCTAATTTATAGACAGAATGA